GGCTGAGGCCTGCCCGGCACTTGTTGACGCTGCACTGGCAGACGACGCAGCCGCTGTTTTTGAGCCTGCCGCAGCCGAGGCGCTCTGTCCCGCTGCCGTTTCAGAAGACCTGGCGTTCGTCTCTGACGTTTTTGCCGCCTTCGCGGAATTTGCTGTCGCCGTTGCCGAGGAAGCTGCGCTGCTGGCGCTCGAGGCTGCGCTCGTTTCTGATGATTTTGCCGCCTCTTTTGAAGCTGACGCATCCCGGGCTCCGGTGTTCTCACCACGAAGCCGCACGACTCCGCTGGCGCACATCGCCGGGCGTGCGCCAGAATCGCTGATTCTGTCTCTGTCATGGGATTACTGCGAAAGTTTGTTAATGGAAAGGAAGCCGCCAAAGTTGCCGACGTTATTGCGAAACTTACAGCCGCTCAGGCATTTGCTGCATTTATCCTTCGTGATATCGGACGTCGGCTGATCATATTCATCCGCGACCGCCGGACCGTGATAACCGCACTCATCACCGCGATAGGTCCAGGTGCAGGTGTTGGCCAGCATGATACGTCCCGGAAAAACAGCGCCGTCCGTTTCCGTCGGCGTGGACAGTACAAAAGAGCACTCACCGCGCTCAGTTCCTGCACTGCTCATGCGCCAGCGGCTGATCACCTCCTGCTCCGGTCGGCGTCACTGTTTCCGTTGACGAAGTTCACCGCATCCAGAAAACGGGCGTAAACCTTACGCCGACCACCGTTCCGCCGACCAGACTCTGCAGGTCTTCCGCCATCCCGGTGACCATGCCGTGCAGGTTAGAAACCGTCAGTGTCGGACGGGCAGCACTGCCCTTGCCGTTCAGTTCAAATCCGTCCCCTGAATGGGATACGCCTGATACTGTCGCCCCTGCCAGGTGACCGGCTCACCTTTTTCGTTCTGCTCATTACAGAAAAAATAACGTTCACCACCGACCTCTGTCAGATCGATTTCCCAGAGCACCACCTGGGCTGACTGAGTGAGGCGTGTCGTCTCATGATGTGTTTCCTGTGAATATCCTGCATCAGGCCTCCTATGCCACGACCTGTTCAAAATCTGCCGTTATGGTCACCCACAACGCCCCCACGCTTGCCGACCATTTACGACAAACCACCCTGACTGGTTTCCAGCCATAAGGCGGCACCCACTGAAACGCCCTGACACCGCCATGCCGCGCCAGAAAATCCTCCAGTGACTGATGTTCTCCTTTACGTATCCGGATAGTCACACTGTAAACAGACAATAAATTATTCAGTCCTGCCGGTCGCCGCTGTTCATAGCCATCCCCCAGCTTTACCGTCAACACCTTCGGTTCCGATGCCACTGTCATATCAGGACGAATTTTCCAGTGAAACGTCTCCATTACCGATACACTCCGCTTAACTGACCGCCATCACGGGACTGCTGTTGCATAAAGTCCGCTGCAGCTTTTTTCCCGAGGTCATAAACCACCTTCAGGGCAGCCGGACCTATCTGCCCGTTCGTACCGTCGTTATTGATCGCGATGTTGTACTGCGGGGCAAACATCACCATGCCTGAACCACCAATATCCGCCACAACACCCAGCTTACCGTCGGCACCACGACGCAGTGGCAGAATGGCTTCAGGCCCCGCTTCTCCCATCACCCCCGCGCCTTTTGCAAAGGCAAAAAACGTCGGGCGGTTAACCACTGAGCCACTGTAACGGCTCAAATCCGCAGACTGATAAACACCGCCATCCGCATTGGGCGTCACACTGGCAGCGGATGCGCTCCCCCAGCCAAACGCCGAACCAATCCCCTTCACCGCCTGCATAATGGCCATCTGCGCCATGATTTTTGCCAGGTCGGAAAGAAGCGAGGCGGTAAAGGATTTGAAATTCAGTTTACCTGTCGTGCAGAACGTCGCCAGTGCATTACCTGCACTGTTAAATGCCGCTGTAAACATCTGCTCAGCAGTTCCTGCCGCATTATCCGCATCTGCCGTAAAATTCTGAAACGCCCGCATGGCACCGTTTTTCCAGTCTGCCTGCATCAGTTCCTGCTCCTGCCAGTAGCGTCTGTTTTCGTTCAGTTGCCGGTTAAGACTGTCTGTCAGCGTCTGCTCAGCATTCCGGTATTCATCTGTGCCATATGTTCCTTTCCGCTTACTGTCACGCTCCAACTGTTCCCGCTGCTGCTGATATTTTTGTTGCAGACTGAACTGTGCCTGGTATCGCTGACGCTGTTTATCCCCCATCCCTGTCGTGGCGATATCCAGGTCATGTTGCTGACGCAGAACCCGCTCCTCTTCCGCCAGCTGGCTGGCAAGCTGAATGGATTTTTTCTTAAGGTCATTCAGCGCCGTCTGCTTCTGCAGCTCCTGCTGTTTTGCATCCAGCAGCGTCAGCGCCTGAATCAGTTCATCCTTATGCGCCAGCACGCTTTTTTCATCTGCCGTCAGCTTTTTACCGGCTAAATCACTGATACGCTGCTGCAGGGCCAGAAGCTGCTTATGCGCTTCCGTCATTTTTTTCGTGGTCAGTCCCGCGGACTGTCTGGCGGCGGCGATCTGCCCCTCCACCTGCGCCTGTTGCTGGCTGTACTGCAGTAATAACCGGGTGGCCTCATCATTACGGGTGGCAGGCGTTTCTTTCTTAATGGCTTTTTTGTGACGTTTATTTTCACGCTGTATCGCTGCGTCCCTGACCGACTGATCTGCGTACTGCATGGCATTAATACGCGCAATTTCACGCTGATGTCGTGCTGCTTCCGTTTCATTCATCCGGTTCAGTGCAGCATTTTCAGCATTACGGCGTTTCTGTTGCTCCTGATAATTCCGCTCTGCCTGCTCTTTTGCATCCTGTAAATCTTTCTGGCGCTTTTTCTCCTGAAGTTCATCAAGGCGCTGCTGGTCGTATTCCACTGTGGTGGATGCATTTGTCCAGGGCGATTTTTTCGCACGCTGAATTTTTTCCTGCAGCGCCGCAATCTGCGCATCAAGGGAATCATTACGCCCGATATTCATGGCGGCATCCCAGAACTGCTTCCACCAGTCAGATAAGGTTTGCAGCGTACTGCCCAGCGCATTGAGATTATTATCAATATCAGATGTGCGTTTACCGGTTTCCTCTGCCAGCGCTGACATGGCGATCCGGGCAGCATCACTGGCACGCCCCTGTTCCCCGAGAACACGGATTTGTTCAAGCTGGGTGGCAGTCAGGAAATGCAGTTCATTATCCAGCGTCCTGGCTGCATTTACCGGGTCATCCTTCAGTCGCTTAAACTGACTGATGGTGTCGCTGACAGACTGCCCCACTGAACTTTCCATTTGCGCGGCAGCTTTCGCCACCATGGCGATATCACCTCCACGAAATGCACCGCTGCCAACCGCCTGAGCCAGCGCACTGGCTGCAGCATGTTGCGTGATACCATTCCCGGAAATGGCGCGACTGAGAGTCCACAGCTGTCCGGTAGTGATGCCCGCATAATGCCCTGTCAACGCCAGCTGACGATTAAACACCTCCCCCTCCTTCTGACCGTCATACCAGGCCTTTCCCAGCCCGACAACAGCAGCAGTGAGTCCACCGATAACCCCGCCGACAGCCATGCCTTTCGGGGACATCAGCGCGTCAATCCATCCGGCACGGTTAGCCAGGGTGATCCCGGAGCCACGAAGCGCACCGAAATTACCCCGGGCAATTTCACCTATCAGAACACCTATCTCCTGGCGGGCCGCCGCACTTTTCAGCCCCAGCGAATGCGTGACCTTCCCGGCTTTTTCCATTTTGCTGATATACACCTCAGCCGCACTACTGACACCCAGCTGCGCGGCTTTTGCCCTGAGCAGCTCCGTGGATGAAAGATTCTGAGCGGATACCTGCTCCTTCAGCCGCCGGATAAAGGCCGTCTTCTGGCGGGTGGCGGATTCTTCAGCCTGAGCCAGCACGCGGGTTTTTGCCGTCACTTCGGAGATTAACGCCAGATAATCCTGCTGCGCGATGCCACCATTGTTTCTGGCCTGACGGACCTGCTGCTGAATACGCTGCAGCTCCTGCAGTCCGGCCCCCGCCTGTTTCACACTGTCAATCTGACGATAAAATGCAGCAGCGGCTTTATCCTGAGCAGCAGCCAGTGCCGCCGCCTGCGCCTGCTCCTCACGCATTTTCCGGTTCAGGGCATCAAGTCGCTGACGGGTCTGTTCCACATCCTCTGACAACGAAACATGCGCCTGCGCATTCCCCGCCAGTGCCTGAGTCTGTTTCACCGCGGTAGTCGCCGCCTGCTTCTGACTCGCTTCAAACTGTCTGACCCGCGCTTCTGCGCGCGCCGCTTCGCTGGCGGTACCATTGAGTTGCGCTTTAATACGCGGAAGCTGTTCCTTAAAATCAGCCGTATCAACACTTAAATCAATAACAAGGTCAGCTATCTGGCTCAATTCTTATTCCTCCCGCGATACCTTCCCCCAGAAACATCAGCTCTTCATCTGTCCGGACGGGCGCTTCTGTCTCTGAAGGCAACAAGCTGAACATATCCGCCGCCACGGTTTTTCCGGAAACCATCTGCACAATCAGCGTTTTCAGTGTGGCAAATTGCGCATCCAGCCACACATCACTGAAACTCTGCCGCCGGAAATAATCCCCCCACTCTCCCAGTTCTGTGGCTGACATTTCTGACAGCATTCGCCGCCAGTCGCCCCGCCGGAACTCCCGGGCCAGCCGCATGACAAACTGCATTTCCTGCGTCAGGACTTTTCCGGCGTCAGCACCTCCTTCACGTCATCCCCCTCTGTCGCCACTGTCAGTGCCATACCGCTCAGCGCCAGAATGCTTTCCGCCGCCATCCCCAGCGCATCCCAGGACCATGTCACGCGCACGGAGGAAAAAAGCGCCGCCACATTCTGAGACTGGTCGGCATTCCACAGCGAACGGGAAACCAGCCAGGCGTTGATGTCCATCCCCATTTCCATAAAAGCAATCTGGCGGGCCCCTTCTTCCATTCCTGCAGAAGCCTCATCAAACTGCGCCGCGCGTTCACGGGCATAAGCCAGGTATTCCACACGCTGCAGACCAGACAGTTCATTCAGTACCACCGACTGATTGCCGTAATTAAACGTATCCTGTTTCAGAAACATTTCTCTTCTCCCCGAATAAAAAACCCCGGCGAACCGGGGCTGATGATAAACATGGCCCTGTTATCCCCGGGTACGTCCGGTACTCTTCTCCTCAGCAGGGGCCACGGTCACCTTGACCACCTGCCCCGTACGGCCATCACCGCTCATACCCACAATACTGACCGTCCCTTCCTGGCGGGCAGATACCGTAGCCACAAGGCCGCTCAGGCTTACCGTTGCTGTCTGCGGATCCGTGGAAAACACCGTGAGCGTTTTATCCGAGGCGTTTTCCGGTACAAGCACAAACGTCAGTTTGGACGTTTCACCAGGATGCAGTGTCACCGCCATCGGTGTCACCGTCACACCGGTGACGCTGACCACCTCCTGACACTCTTCCGCCAGGTACGGACGCCCAATCCCGGTGATTTTGATGGTCCGGGTCATCACTTCCGTTGACGTCACCGCTTTGCCCAGCGAACTCAACCAGCCACGAAAAACATCAACTGTGCCGTTGGGGTACAGAATGCGAAACGCACAAACCTCGCCGGAATAAAACAACTCAACCAGTTTTTTCTGTCCGCTGTCGCCCGGACGCCATGCCAGTGTGGCAGACGTATCGCCAGCGGTTTTCTGGCCCTGAGATGTGCTCTTCCAGTCCGCATTCTCATCATCAAGATACGTGTCGTCTTCCGCATCAGCCGTCATTTCGCCCGGCTGCAAATCCTTCACCATTGCCAGTCGCAGCCAGTCCGTGTCTGACAATGCAGACGCAAACGGATCTCCCATCCCGGTATACATCCAGAATGTTGTCCCTGCGCCTTTCGTTTTCTCCAGTGGATTCGGTGTGGACATCACTCCTCCTTACATTATTTATTCAGTTCGTGTAGGCGATCTGATACGTGATTTCCGCCATCGCCCACGTCGCCATCTCATCATCGCGCTGGTAGTTAAACCCCTGCGGTGTCATGGTGTCGATCAGCCCGGAAAGCGCCGGTATATGCCTCAGCGCCGGATAAATGCTATTTTCCATCCACTCATCCAGCTCTGAATCCGGTGCCTGCGCACGGATAAACACAGCGATATGCAGAACGGCCTGCCAGTCGTCCTCATCTGTCATTTTTCCGGTATACCGGGCATCGCTCAGCCAGACCGCCACAGCGGGCAACTCCTGTGCATCAATAAAGGCCGGAAGCCCGTCAAAAAATGTGGCGCACTCGCCACACTCCTCACACAGACGTGCCAGTACCGCCTGACGGATTTTTGTATGTCTGTTCATCGTGTCAGAAATAACCTCAGTTGCTGCTTCAGTGCATAACCCAGTTGTTTCGGCATCTCCGTTTCAGCAATATGCCGACTGGCTTCCGTAAATGCCTGCGTCAGCGGTCCGGACAACGGGATTTTCACCACATCAATGGGGTAACGATTTTTGCCATCAATACGCCGCATCACATGCCAGCGACCATTCGCCAGTTGCTGAATAAACGCATCCCGGAAAAGATATTTGCCCACCTTCAGCACACTTCCCCGGTACCGTAGCTTTCCGCCACGCCGCGCCAGCCTGACCTGAGCCGCCCCCAGCTTAATGGCTGGCAGGTTGCCCCGGTTAATCCGGATACGGGCATACATTTTTCCTGACGGGCTGGCCTTCAATACCCGGACGCGCTGACGCACCGTTTTCAGGGGGATCCCTTTGACGTGGTTGTCACCCGCAACGGTATTCTGCGCAACCTGCCGGGTAGCTACCGAGACCGCTTTCTGCGCTACACGGTTTATCGCCCATGCGCTGGCCTGTGGCACCATACGGGTATCAAGGCTGTTCAGATTACGGATGGCGTTTTCAAGACCTTTCATAATATCGCCCAGTACTGATATCACCCCGGGAAGTGTCACACCGTTGCAGGCGGATATAACAGCATCCCCCGTCGTCCGGAGTAATGCGATCCACCCGAAAAAGATCCCCACCAACCTCCAGCGTATCCAGACGGCGCAGTCCCGTAATATCTGCTGTTTTCACAAACAAAGACGGTGAAGAATCTTCAAACCGTACTCCTCCGGCAACGAAAGAAATTTTTTCAGGATCATCAAAAACACCCCTGAGTGTTTTTCCTTCAAGCTGACCGGACGTAATTACCGCCGTAATCCCCATATGACAAAGAATGACCTCGTCAGCCATGGCGACGGCGGCATCAAACGGATTATCGAAATCTGCCACCTTTCCCCCACATTCAACACATTTTCACGAGGCCACTTTCTGCCATGCTGGCTGCCACCACAGCAGATACACGAAACACTTCTCCCGGACGTACAAATTCCACGGGGTTATCCCGTGTGCCGTGGAGTGCATTGACATGTAACATCACCACAGCTTTGACCATGACCATATCCACAGAATTTCGGTTCTCACTCTCCCCACGTTCGGATCGTGTTTCGTTTTTTTGTTGTGGTTCTTCATCATCCTTATACAGGCCGTCTGAACCATCACTTAATTCTTCTTCCCCCTCCGCCAGACGTTGTTCAAGATCAGCTTTAGAGCCTGAAATATCGGCATCGCGCCCGAGTGCTACCGCCAGCTCCTGAAGACGCGCTGTTATTTCTTCTTTTGTCATCACATCTCTCCTGTGCGATAAAGAAAAAGGCGGGAATATCCCACCTGACCTTATTTCACCTTAACTACCACAAACGCGTCCGGATCCGGCAACACCATCAACGGCGCAGATTGCGTCATGGTATATTCGCACCCCGGGTCCCCCACCTCTAACCAGTGTTTCGGATAACGAATTGCAGAGGTGATCCCTTCACTCAACGCCTGGTTATCCTGGATTGCGCCATAACAACGGACACCATCCACCTGAGTGTTTCCAAGAATCAGTGTGCCTTCCGGCAGATAGCGCTGCTCATCCCCGCTTTCATCAACATACGTTGTTTTCGCCACCATGATGGCCAGATCACCGTAATAACCTTTAAAAGAAACCACGGAACCCAGATCTTTCAGCGCGGTTTCCAGTTCAGATTTTGAGCCACGGCGGGTATCCAGTTTTTCACGAAACAGCTTAAAACCGTTCAGCATACGCCAGACAGTACCGTCCATAATCGCAATATTGATGGTACCGGAAGCAAAATCGCAGTACGCATCCAGATCATGCGTCGGATCAAAGGTGTCAACATTCTGTTTTGACCATTCGCGTCCATCTGCCTGCGTTATGTTATTGGCGGCAGAACGTCCAAAATCCACTTCCACCGTCTCAAACTGTTCACCGCTCATGGTGTACTTACCCTGCAGAACAGCGCTGACCGCCTGCATTTCTTCCACCTGCACAATCGCCTGCTCTTCCTGTTTCAGGTTGTCAGTCAGAATACGCAGGCGACGGTAGGCCGGGTCATTAAGACGGGCCGGATCTTCCCCCGGAAGACGCTCCACCGCCTGCTGATAATCCAGCCGGTGTTTTGGTTTAACATAGCCGGGGCGTAACACGCGGGTTTCACCACCACGACTGCGCAGTACCTTACCTGACACAACCGGAGACACATATGCCGCAACCGGTGTTTTTCCAGTGATTTTATCCAGCATCACTTCCTGAGTATGGAAAGTGACCGTACGACGAAAAAACAGCTCCAGAAACAGCGCACGGAATTTCACTTTCTGCTCGGTGTAGCCGAGCAACTGACGCGTGGTAAATAACCCCATAATTGACTTTCCTTTAAAAACACAAACGGGCCGCATCACGACCCGTTTTTTCAGTTAATCATTTCACCATCAGGCGTGGCTGATGGCACTTCCCACAAACGCGTTGGCTTTTTTCACCGCATCCACCGAATCCGGCCAGACCAGCGATTCGGTGGCAAACGTACCACTTTTGTAGTACGTCAGTGTGGGCTCGGTCCCGGCCAGCGCCAGTACCAGCCCCCCCACAGCCGTTCCGGCTTTCTGACCATCCCATGCCACCAGTTTTCCGCTGGCGTCATCCAGCATCAGTGGCGTCAGTGAAGGCGTGGCAACACTGATACCACTGGTACCTGTTGCGGTATATACCGGATCGCTTCCGGCAAAAATGCGCCCGTCCGCGCGCTTTTCTGTGGTGGTTTTAATCATTTTCTCAGTCTCCTGATTTATCTGAATCACGGATCCACGCTTACGGCATACTCATCAGCAGTTCTTTTTCCCCGTTCCCGGCAGTTCCGCCACCGGAAACGGCACTGGCGGCATGCTGTGCCATGAAGCGCTCAAAAAGTGTTACCTGTGACGGTTGCGATACTGATGGCGCAGCTGCCAGCAGCGTTTTCGCCTGCTCCACTGTCATTCCCGGTTGTTCAGCCAGCGCCTGTGCCAGTTTTTCGCGTCCTTTTGCTTCCGGCAACGCAATAATTTGATCGCCGGAACTTGCCGTGCCGGTTGCCGGTGCCGCTGCCAGTAACGTTTTCGCCTGCTCCACCGTCATTCCCGGCTGTTCAGCCAGCGTCCGTGCCAGTTGTTCACGTCCTTTTGCTTCCGGCAACGCAATAATTTGATCGCCGGAACTTGCCGTGCCGGTTGCCGGTGCCGCTGCCAGTAACGTTTTCGCCTGCTCCACCGTCATTCCCGGCTGTTCAGCCAGCGTCCGTGCCAGTTGTTCACGTCCTTTTGCTTCCGGCAACGCAATAATTTGATCGCCGGAACTTGCCGTGCCGGTTGCCGGTGCCGCTGCCAGTAATGTTTTTGCCTGCTCAACTGACATTCCCTGCTGACCTGCCAGCATCTGCGCCAGTTTTTCGCGTCCTTTCGCCTCCTGACAATTCAGGATCCCCATCACGCGCTGATTTTCCTGGGACACCGCTTCAGCAACGGTGAGATTTTTTGGTGTCATCGTATTCTCCTGTGTAACAGAGTCGTTCAGAGCAGAAACCATTACATCAACGGCATCTGCAGCATTAATCAGTTGATCAGCCAGGCCTGTATCAATGCCTGCCTGACCGTCATAAACGGCAGCCTCGGTATTCATCACCACCTCTGAACTCAGCCCCGTATAAAGTGCCACCTTGTCGACAAACATCCGGCGGGCATCATCAATACGGCGCTGAAAATCCGCACGCACACCTGTCGGCAACGCCTGAATACTGTTGCCGTCAACCTTGTGCTGCCCGGAGTAAATCAGCGTGATATCCACGCCTTCCTGTGCCAGTTGTTTCTCGTAACTGGTGTGCGCCATCATCACCCCAATCGAACCAATTTTTGCCGTCTGCGTGACCAGCCGACGCGTACAGGCCGCCGCCAGCAACATGGCGGCTGAACAGGCCATGTCATTACACAGCGCCCACACGGGCTTCTGTTCCCGCAGACGGTAAATCATGTCAGCACAGTCAAACGCCCCGGCAGCCTGACCGCCCGGACTGTCGATATCCAGTAAAATGCCGCGTACATCCGGGTCGTTCACCGCTGACTTAAGACGGGCAGTCAGACCGTCATAACTGGTCATACCGGAATATGGCTGCAGGGTACCCATTTTATGTACCAGCGTGCCGCTCACCGGCAGAATGGCAATACCATTTTTCACCTGGTAACTCTTTACCGGACGCGGACCACCAGTCATATAATCGGTAACCTCCAGCTGCATACCATCGGCATCAAGCTGAACGGCCTGCTGCGGAACGGCAAGGCTGCCCGCCCCCATCTCCTTACCCAGTGCGCAAAAGAAAACCCGCGCATAGGCGGGTTCCAGTAAAAGCGGCTCATTAAATGCCATCGCGGCAATATGTGATAAATTACAGCGCATCGCCTTTTTCTCCCGTTGTCTGTCGGATCTGCTGTTGAAACGCGTCCTTTATCCAGACCGGACGCGGAAGACCGGCAGCCTGTCGCTCCTGAGTTTCCCGTAGCTGCTGGCGGAAAATCTCCTGATAGTCATCCCCCATCAGGGCCAGCTCTTTCTCGTATGTACTCAGGCCGCCTTCAATGCGCATCACCGCTTCCTGCACTTCCTTAAGGCCATCAATCGCCATGCGACCGGCACCAATCCACTCGGCACGGCACCACCCGGAACGGGCCTCCCAGAATGAGAAACGGGATTTCGGCGGACGGATCACACCACGAATAAGGGCTTCCTCCAGCCAGCAGGCAAACATCTGTGACGCCAGGCGACTGGCCACAAATTTTCGTTTTCCCATAAAATACCGCCACGACTCATTGGCGGATGCCCTGGCACTGGAATAACTGACCTGTGAATAATCACGGGAAAGCTGCTCATACGACACACCCAGTCCGGCAGCAATGTAACGTAACAGCGCCTTTTCCAGTTCAGAAAAACCATTATCCGCATTCTGGGCTGTCTGCAGATTCAGTGAATCTCCCGGGTAAAGATGCGGAATACGGACCCCGCCCAGTTTTACCGTATTGGTGGCGTAATAACGCGCGTAGCCTTTCATGATGGTGTTCAGGGGATTTTTACCTCCATCTCCCACCCCGGCGATATATTCAAACGCTTTTTCCGAATCCAGTGTGGATTCAATCGTGGCGGCATACATGGCGCGAACCACCGCCGACTGCAGTTGCGTGGCCTGCAGTGTGTCGAGCATCTTGAGACGCTCCATTACAGAATAAAACTGGTTGGCCCCGCGGGTCTGCCCGTCTTCCTGTGGCTGAAACACATGGATCATTCCCGGTCGTCCGGAAGGCAGTGTTGCCGTAATTCGTGTCCATTTACTGACACCGTAGCCGGGCCAGTCATCATCCTGAACATGGTAGGCCAGCGCTTTTCCGTGTCGGTTTATTTCCACCCCGGCACGCATAAAACGATCGCTGGTACCATAACCGGGTGTACTGACACGCTTCGGGCTGATGGTTTTGAATTTCGTCCGGAATAATGACGTGGATTCCGCATCCCATACGGGCTGGACAAAAATTTCACCGTTAAACGTATGGACCCCCACCCCTTCACGAATGAATTCGGTAAACGAACGACGCCCTTCCACATCCATCATACCAAACACCGGATCGCAGTATTCCATCCACGCCGCCTCAACATCTTCAATAAAAGCATGTGAATCTGCTTCCGACATCCCCAGCCAGCGCCAGTTGGGACGGTAACTCAGACGAAACATGTGCCCGACAATATGATCCTTATGAATTTCCACTGCATTCGATGCAATACCGTTGTTACGGACCAGATCATCCGCGCGGGCGTTACCCAGATGAATGGAAGGTAAGAGCGCCACGTCGGCACTTTCCGGTGCAGGCAGCCATTCTGCCATTTGCCCACCGAACCCGGAACCACCACCAGAATATCCCATGCTTTGCCGTAAAGGCTGCCCATGAATATCCACCAGTTCCCCGTTCACAGCCCCACTCCTGCCGGGCCACGACGCCGTCCGGATACACCCAGCGCACTTTCCAGCTCTTCAATATACTGACGCAGTTCACCAATTGTCGCCCGCGAATACTGAACCTGACGCCCGTCCTTGCTGACGGAAACCACAGCACGTCCGATCATCAGTTCATGTAACGCCCGGCGGGCATCGCATAGCATTTCATGCGTATAAATCATCCCTTATCCTCCACTCAGAGCAGCTGCGATTTCTTCAATAGTCATTTCATCGTCGTCCTGTTCATCTCTTCTGGCGCGGGCCAGTGCATCCAGATCCAGTTGCCACCGCTGAACGGAAATGCGCAGCGCTGCATAGGCATACACCAGACAGTCCAGAGCTTCATTACGCCGTTTTCTGGCATCCCACTGGAGTTTCACCCGCCCGTTCACAACTTTTTCAACCAGCTCTTCTGCCACGAGTTGTTTAGCTTCAACATCAGAAAAAATGTCCGGGTTATCCGGAAAACGGAAGGTATACGGTGCGACTTCACTGGGAGATACCACCGGCAGGGCAAAACGCGCATACAGCATTTCCTTGACGGTATCGGAACCCACCTCACACAAAAACACCCCACGCTGGTTTCGCTTTTTTGGCATGGTGATCACCGGCTTGCCGTACACCGACGCCCCTTTGATGGGGAGCACAAAAAAAGTGCCGTGTTTTCTGGATCGCTGATACACAATGTCCTGGTCAATACCACCGGTATCCCAGCAGACGCGGGAAATGGAAATTTCAGTGCCATCTGCATGACGGTATTTTTTCCGGATCACGGCATCAACGCGTTTAAGGGTGTCCTCATCTTCCGGTCTCCCCATGATGATCTGCTTGTCAATCAGAAAAGCTTCTTCGCCAGGAGCCCACCCCCAGACATAAATCTCATAACGGTTTTTCTGAGAGTCGATCCCTGCGGTCAGGTAAACCACCCGCAGGGGAACCTGCGCATCATAGTGGCAGACTTTTTCCAGCAACAACTCAAAGCTCAGTTTTTCTGCCACAGCCTCTTCATAAGGCTCCCCCAGCGTGGTGTTAATGAACGTCTTGACGCCATTCGGATCCTTCAGTGCATCAAGCCAGTCATAAACAATCTGTACCCAGGTGGTGAACGGGCTGTATGCCGTCCAGATGTGGTACGAGATTGAGCGCGGCGGGATTTCCTCATCACCGGCTCTGTAAAATGTCAGACCGTCACGCGTCCACATCCCGGTATTGTCACAAATCCACCGCCCGTCGGTCTGGTCAAGTTCCGACTGCCGGATCACACAGCCATTATGTTCACACAGGTAATACACCGTCTCCGGTTTACCCTTCTCCCATTTCAGGCCAAACGGCGTCGCATCATCGCCAAACTTCAGATACTGGGCTTCACCACAATGAGGGCAAGGGACATAAAATCGCATGAAATGCGCAGATTCATTCGCGGCTTTTTCAATCTGGCAAAAACCTTTAATTTTGGGCGTTGAGCCGCGTATGGATTTAGGCCATACCGAACCTTCGATACGCTTATCGCCAAGCAGGGTTGGTGAACCTTCTTTTTCCACATCCGGTTCAAACGAGGAGAGTTCGTCATAGCAGACCACATCCACAGATTTTTCACGGTAGTTTTTGGCAGCAGCTCCGCCCAGACACCAGAATCCCACACCGGAGGAGAAACGTTTCAGGGTAAGCGTGTTGTCCCGATGTTTTCTGCCAAACCACGGAGCCAGCTCCAGTAATACAGGAACGTCTCTTATCGTTGGTTCGACATGGGATTTCATAAAATCTTCTGCCGCAGAATCTGTCGGCTGAAAAAGCAGGCTGTTACGGGATTTGTGTTCAATAAAATAAGCCTCCACCCCCAACAGCATTTTGGTGTAACCAACACGCGCCGATTTAATCAGATTAACGGTGCGGATCCGGTCATTCCCCATGCTGTTCATGATGGCAACCTGAAACGGCAGTGTTTCCCATTGCCCGGGAGTATATGAAGACTCTTTTGGCAGATAATAATACTGATCAGCCCACTGAACTGTCGTCAGTGGTACCGGAATATTGAGAGATACAAGCCCTGTTGCTATCGCACCGGCTGCATTAGCTGCCTTCTGTGCGTCTGAAATCATCAATCCCCCCGCCTACGTTCTCACCAGCTTTAGCTGCAACGTTGGAGGCTTTTGCGATTTCAGTTTTCACCACATCAAGGTGTGACGGTGAAATATCCGGATATTTACGCTGTAATGTCAGCGGCACACGTACAAGTATCCCCGAAATCTCCTGTGCCACACGTTGCAGAATGAAGGTAAACAATTCCGTTTCCAGTACCAGCCCTTCTTCGCGGGCATTTTTCAGTTCCTGTGCATCAGCCTGTGCTTTTGTGAGTCGGTAGCGCTCATAGTCAATGGTGCCGGGTTGTAAATATGATTCCGCAGCCGCACGCAAATCCTCGGTCTCTTTGCGGAGTTTTTCGTTTTCAATATCGGCTTCGCGCTGCGCATACCACTGAATTGCCATGGCGGTATCAAATACAGATTCAACCCCCTTACTACCACCAGAGACACAAGAGAGCCCCTGAGACTGCCAGCGTTCAATCGTTCGTGGATCCACGTTGAAAATTTCCGCGAGCTTCTTTTTGTTAACCTTCATAAAACATTTCCATATCAAATGCAGGGTCCGACATGGAAGTGCTCAAAAACGTCTTTTTCGGGCACTTTCATGTCGTACCTTTTACGGATGTGATTTATGAAAAAACAATGAGTTATACACGAGAAGTACCGACACGCTTTTTCCCGAAAAATTTTCATAAATAGCGAAAATCCGCGCCGCTGCCGCCCCGTGGCAGGCCACCCCACCGGAAGGACCCGCACAAATGAGAGCGTTTGTCATTAACATTTACAGATAAGATGACGTACATCATTGAAACGCCATTCAGCCATATACCGGCAGCATTCGTAGTTGCACTCCGTAACTCTGCGACTAAGGTTAAAAACATGGCCCTCTTTTGCCACCGGCAAATCTTCAATGGATTTCCCCTGCCGGTTTTTTATTTTCGTCGATGCATAACATTGCATTTACATCAATAGCGGCTATTGTCATTAGTATGTTACATCAATGCATGGGTGGTATTGGCGGTCTTCGCCGGCCGCTTCTGTGTAGCTGCTCCCTGTGACCGGTTTTTTATTTCTCACATTACAGCAACCCCTTAGAGTGAAGGGCTGCTGTAATGCCTGTTACTCACGAATCAGGCGAGCACTCTTACTATTCATTTCAATACGCTAATACTGCGGTTTACCATCAATGATGTCTGTCATTACGAACACCGCCCCCGGCTGCAGTTCAACTGCACCTTCCGGTAATTTCATACCGGCAAATACCGGACAGCCCGGATGGCGATCATCTTCTGTTGCTCCCAGCATTGACTCACCAAACCACGCCGTTGTGGCGCGACCATCAGCAGCCTTGTAGTGGATCAAGTACTGGTTTTCGCCATCCGCATACTGCGCGCGAGCTTTAACCTCACCCCATTCATCACTGATGCGCATCTCCACCAGTTGAGACAACTCAAACTTAAACGGGACAGTAGCGGCACCAATTACAATCGGTTTGTTTTCTGTTGTTTCCATCATCGTCTCCTGATATCGAAGCCCGTCACCGCACCGGGCACTGATCAACATTTGAGTATTCGCGGCGAAAGAAAGAATTTATTTTATTGAGTAGCCACAAACACAGAATTTCATGCTTTCCGGACGCTGACGCATCCTTCATTTTTCAGCAAAATATTCTGCTCTTACAGGCGATCAGTTCTGCATACAATGCCGGACACCGTCGACAATTTTGCAGACCTGAGAAGCTGTATCGAAAAGCTGGCGCGCCTTATCCAGGCTGACGCATCCCACCAATAAAAAAGGCACCAGTATCGCTACCAGTGCCCATTTCGCCGCCGTTCGCGGCATTCTGTGTGTCCAGTGTTTTCGCTTCATCTCACTATCCACCAATCAATCCGGATAAGCTCAATACTCGCCAGGTGGTGGAAATGAAAATGGCAACCAACATTGCTGAAAATGAAAGGCCAACAACCACACAGAGAATTCGCGCCAGTTTTATAATGCTATCTGACATATTTACCCCTGCCCCACTTACGATTTCACAGCAATGATCAATTTTGCCATCCCATACAGCATCGGAGACACAGTGATACCGACAGCCACCCACTTAATGGCAAAAGCCACCGCTCTGCTGATGTCATCAGTTACGGGCGCTTTCAATTCAAGGCCGTTTTTCATAGTCAACCTCAACAGAATTAGTTTATACTTCCTCATGTTCTCCTTTGCCTTACCCAGGGTCAGAAACAGAAAACCCCGGACTGTTCCAGCAGCCGGGGTTTTTGCTATCTGATGCTGCCCCCCCTTATCTTCGCTCATCGTAACCCCAAAAAAGAGCCTGCATGAGTTGAGGGTGTTCAGCACTTCAGTGTCAGTTTTTAAACTGCTACGCGCTCTTTCATCCAGCCGTAAACAAACGACTCGTTAGCCTCCCGTTTCTCTGCCAGCTCCAGATAGCGGTCACCCTGCGTACAGTTCAGTGCGGTCAGCATTACCAGCTCTCCATCCCTGCCACGATTTTTCAGATATACCCGTAATGCATTAAGAGTACGCGGCCCGATACGTCCGTCTGCATCCATATCCGGATACAGTTTCCCGCGCAGGTTGAAAACGTTCAGCCAGCGTTGAAGCATTTTTGACGCCACGGCTGGCCCCATGTTGACGCCCGTATCACACAACTCTGCGGCAATATCAGGGGATAACGCTGCCACCTGGTCAAAACGTGGTCCATACCAGTAGTCCGCCTCGAGTATTTCCAGCGCCTGTCCGCGCGTCAGATCACGCATATCGCCCTGGTATCCGTGCGCACGGGCAACTTTTTCAGTAATACCCCATTTTGTCGGTCCGCCTTTATCATCCTGGTGATTGACGTAACCGCCCTCTTTTCCCAGAACTTCGTCAAAAATTTCATCTTTCGACTTCATATCAGCGCCTTCGTAATACAAAGATTTTTGAAACGTTCCCGCGTGCGCGAATCACCAACACGCAGAACAGCAGATTAAGCCCCACCGCCAGCCAGTTCGCCGCTAACGGGCGACCGCACAGATAGCTGAGGGGCGCAAAGGCATACAGCAGCATCAGCAGCCAGGCCAGCCATGACATCAGCGGTTTGTGTCTGGAGTCACGACGACGATAAAAAAAGAGCGTCAGCACGATAACCGTGCATAACGCCACATTCAGCAATCCGGGAAGGTTACTTAACATTGCCGCCTCCTCCGCCCCGCAGGCGGGAGAACACACCGGACACCAGTGATGCAATATCCTGCTGGTGGATGAACGACAGAATCTTCACCGACACCACTGACACCAGCACTGCACACAGTGCGTCGACAGGTGCACCGTCAAACCCTGTATGCTTTACCAGCCAGGACGCCAGAACCTCTGCCCCCAGCACGCCGATAATGAACGACACCAGAAAATGCGCCGCCACACGCCAGGCTGAAAGCGCCTGCGGCATCGTTGCCACAAATAACGCACCGGCGAACGCACCAAACACAATCCCGAAATCCGTCCCGGTAAACAGCCCGTACACCGTCGCCCCGCCGAGCGCCGCAGCCGTGCCGGAACCGGATAAGGGTTCAGACATACTTTTTTCTCCTGTAAATAAAAAAGGGCCACCAGCGGCCCGTAAAAAACACCCCGTCAAAAGCACCGGCATCCGCAGATGCCCTTTGCGTGGCGTTATTTGATGCGCGCCAGATGTGGCGCAAAGAAATGAAATAAGACTTATCGGAAATTAATGTTAATTTGAGGATTTAAACCACTTCTGAATCTTAGTAGTATGAACATGTCCCCGGAAGGGGGCCAATACTTATTATTCTTCATGGACTTTGTCCCGCGGTCTTAATCCGACGACCGCGCTACTTTTCACCCTCTCGCAAATTGCTATCCAAAGGACGTTGTCCCACGAGTATTCCTGGATGCTCGTGTCTTTTTTCGTCATGAGAAAGGAATAAAAAAACCGCCAGATATGGCGGTTGGTCAATGCAAGGGATGAATTTTTTAATTGTTATTAAACCGAGGCGTCTGGCGCCTCCCGAAGTATTCCGTGCTGTATGGATACTGTGATTTCCAGCTAAACCGACTCTTTAAACCACACTCGCACTTAGGTGCGCCTCTTTGGTGCGATTTACAACACCAGAATGATGCATCACCGACCCTGCCAGGAAATACAAAATCTCCACCGATAATGCACCATTCTGCTGTCGTAAAAAAATCAGCACTGAGGCTACACCTGGCCTCAAATTATAGCCAGAGAACAGAATGCTTTTTCAAAACAACCTGCTCCCACGTAATAAAAAATACACCAGTGCCGCAATACAATAAGGCTTGTTGCAAATGCTGGAGCGGGTAGCGGGAATCGAACCCGCATCATCAGCTTGGAAGGCTGAGGTAATAGCCATTATACGATACCCGCATATGGTGCCGACTACCGGAATCGAACTGGTGACCTACTGATTACAAGTCAGTTGCTCTGCCTGCTGAGCTAAGTCGGCATTGGTTCCTCAAGAGAAATAAAAATGACCGCGCTTTATATCCCATTCGGAACCGAAGATGGATATTAATAATGCCGGCTCTTTTTTCAATAGAAAATCATGTCAATATTCGTAAATATATGTATGTATTTTTATTATTCATGAATTTTAGAAAAATAACATGCGCATTTAACGTACTGCACCACTTTCCGGACACAAAAAAACCCGCTCGGCGGCGGGTTTAAGCTGTGTGGCGTAGTAACCACTCTTAACAGGATATTCAACTTTTTACGATCGTAAAGCGTTCGGGGGAAATTTTTAAAGCCTCATCAGTCGTTCCACCAGTTGCTCTTTACGGGCAACGATCCAGCCGTATTGCTCCAGATAAAATTTAAACCGTTCCAGAGTGCATACCATCGCATCGGCGGGGGCTTTTTCCGTGAATTCGACCTGACCATGTTTATCGAAGTGGATCAGCAATGCGCATCCATCATTTGGTGTTGGGGAGTTTTGTGCTGCTGGTGGCTGTTTCTGGCTGAAATAACAGTCTTCCAGTTTTTCGAACACATCCCACGCCTGATCGGTTTCCAGCATTTTGGCATGACGGGCTGCTCCGCGTTCTGTCCAGAGGATAAGGGAGCGGGTTTTCGGGGAAATTTGTAACCCTCTTAAAGATGGTTGCAAATTTTGTGAGTTACTTAAAGTAACCCGCAAATTTTTCAACTCATCACCAACAACCTTGAAAAAGTGTTTACCCTCAACAAAACGCTCGGAATTACGGGTGTAATTTACTTTGATGTTGTTGATATCGGTACAGTAAAGCTGTGCCAGTAACTCGGTAGTGATAACGGGAATTTGGTTGTGTGTAATTGGGGAAAGAGTTTCGACAGAAATCTGAGTGGTCATAACGATAACTCCGTACATTTGGACATTATCGCCACCGTCAGGTGCTAATCATCGTGGTGGCGAACTGTGCGGGGTTAGCACTACCGGGTACGGAAACCGGCGAGCCTTTCGGCTCCCCCACACAGCCCGCCATAAATCGCGAATATGACTGTGCAAACGATATGAAAAAAGACGCGGGCGCGCCTCATATCGCTCCGTAAACATCCGGGGTGCTAATCCCGACAACCGATTTTGCGGTTGCGTCGGAAATATAGCCCCGGACAATGTGTCTGGTCAAGCTCCTACATGATTCGTTCTACGTATCTGTCCATCTCCAGTCGGATATCAAGCATCATCAACATGCCATCAATAACCCCTTCCGCTTTCTGCAGGCGCTTGCCAATACAGGTATCCGAACACCCATGCTTTCGTGCCAGCCCCATAAAAGTCATTCCACCTACGTAATAATCCACCAACAAATCGTGCAAATCCTGATTTTTCTTGTTCAACCGGGCCATGCAGCCACAAATTATCATTGCATCATCATCAGAACACTGAGGGCGTGATTTCACTTTCGGCGGGATTAATCCTTTAAAACCAGCAGCTATTGACTCCCATGACACATCTTCGTGATTGTTTGCAGCCCATGCTCCCCACCGCTCCATAACCTGCTGAATATCACGCGCCATCGTTATCACCTGTAATTTCGTAAATCTTCACGCCCAGCCGACCACCAGGAACGAGCTGACCGCGCACAATATTGATTTCATCAAACTGCTCATCGTCCATTAACACTCCCGCATGCGTCAGCGCATCCAGCGGTGCTTTCAGGATATTGTCCAGGTCGCGACGACGCTTATCCGGTGGCTCTGCAATCACCTTTATCGCCAGCCTTCCGGACAGCCTTAATTTCAGCCGCTGCTGGCGAACAATAAGCGCCACAGCCCGGCGATAACGCTTTCCCTCCTC